AACCGGTATGGCAGATCTGATTCGGCCTTAACCGCTTGGCCAACAGCGGCGTATAGGGGCTTGTTCCCAACGTTGCCTGAGGGGGGGGGATTCGGACGTCATACATCGTCAGAGGCCCAACAAGCCGGAAATACACGATGCTGTTTGACGTGGAATCAAGAAAAGGCTCCAGATCGGTTTTGGACAAATCGTCCCTACGGCGAATGGAGTGGATTTGAAACTGCTGCAGAACGTTCCACGCCAAAGACGCCCCGGCAATGATGGTCGAAGCCCAGCCTGCCGGATCCTCAAGAAAACTACTCACAAACTCGATTCTAAGGAGAATCTAATGAACAATGAAATACAACGATTCGACTTCAAAGGCGCGGCACTGCGCACCCTGTCAGACGAGGCGGGGGAGCCTTGGTTCGTCGCCAAGGACGCATGCGACATCCTCGGCATTGACACAAATCATCTCCGTGAAGCTCTTGATGATGACGAAATCACAAACCTCCGCAATTCGGAGGTTTGGAATCAGCCGGGGCGTGCGCCTCTCATCATCTCCGAGCCTGGCCTGTACAAGCTCATCATGCGCTCGCGGAAGCCGGAGGCGAAGGAGTTCCAGCGTTGGGTGACTCATGAGGTGCTGCCCCAGATCCGCAAAACCGGCGGCTACATTCCCGCCACGGACGCGGATGATGACATGACCATCCTCGCGAAGGCTGTGATGATCGGCCAGCGCACCATGGAAGCGCAGAAGCGGAAGATCGCCTCGCAGCAGTCGCGCATCGTGGAACTGGAGCCGAAAGCTCGGTTCGCGGACGCCGTAGCCGCGTCCGACGGCACGTGCCTGGTCGGCGAGCTCGCGAAGATGCTCCGGCAGAACGGGATGGACATCGGCCAGAACAGACTGTTCCGTCTTCTTCAGGCTGACGGATATCTCGGCAAGTCCGGTTCGAATCGCAACGTGCCGACACAGCGTGCGATGGACCTCGGCCTGTTCCGCATCAAGGAGACCACCGTCACCCATGCGGATGGTCACACCACGGTCAGCCGCACTCCGAAGGTCACGGGCAAGGGGCAGCGCTATTTCATCGACCGGTACTGGGGTCGCGCTCAGCCGTCGTTGGAAGCGGGTGCGTGATGGACAAGAACATGCAAAGGGCAATGCTCTCCGCGTTCGATGATTTGAGGAACCGGCTCATCACCGCGACGCAGCCGAAGACAAGCGTCGACCTCATTGATTCGACCTTCGCCATGTCGTCGATCGGCGGCAGAGGCCTCGAGCAGTTGAGGGAGGCCGCCGCTGCCGCCGCCGTGCTTGGACAGATGGAAGCCGTCTGCCGTTTCCTTCTAGAGATCCTTTATCCTGCCGGAGTCGGTGAAGGCGTTGACGATCTGCTGGCTGCCGAATCCGATGAAATAGACAGCCTTCGCGAGTTCCCGAATCTCGGGATTCTGCGAGGTCTCCTTGATTCGCGCGGCGATGCTGGTTCCGCAGGCGATGTTTCCTCTCGCCTCTTCGAGTGCCTGTCGCTGTGTGAGCATGATTCTTCTCCTAACTGTTCGGCCCGCACGTCGGAAATGCGGGATGACACCGATTTTAGGAGAGGGCCGGGCGGTTCTCCTAACGCCGCCCGGCATCACACACGCAAAGGAGGCGCGTGATGGATGACAAAGAGGTGTTCGCCGCATTGGCGGCGGCGTTGAAGCCGATGAATACAACGAAGGACATCGCGGACAACTGCGGCATCAAGGAAGGCACCCTGGCGTACTGGCGTAGCGCGGGCATCGGCCCGAAGTTCGTGAAGGCGGGACGAATCGTCATGTATCCGAAGGAGCAGATGATCGCCTATTTCGCGCAACACCTGTACCAGTGCACATGTGAATACGAGGGAAAGGAGTCGGCATGAAAACGATTCGCAAGGCCTGCGTGCAGGCAGTGTTCGACGAGTTCGAGACCCAGGGCGAACTGGTCCACCCATTCAAGGACGGGGATGTGGAGGCCATGCGGGCGCTCGGCCACATCGTCGGCTACGTCGACCTTGACGTCACCGGAATAGTGGACCTCATCGTCGACACGATCAACAAGGAGCTGTGACATGGGCATCAGACAGGCCGTGAGGCTGAATCCGCCGGCGCCGCCGAAGTCGGGACGCCATGACCCGCATAACGTGCTGCTCGCGTCGAGTGGCTTCTACGTCCGGGTGGACGTGGACGGATTCGCCAGACTCATCGACGGCATTCAGGAGATAACGCTGGCGGAATTCACCGCCGAGGAAAGCAAAGACATCATTCACACACTCATCAACATGATCGGAGGTGCCAGATGAGCATGTTCGCGAATGGCGCGCTGCAGATGCGCGTCCGCAAACACCAGAACGAGACCAGTGACCACCACGCCGAAGTCGAAGTCAGCTTCTTCACTACGGCCGGACGCACCGATTTCACGTTCACGAAGACGGATATCCAATTCATGCGCCGCGAATGCAATCGCATCCTCAAGGAACTGGAGGAAAACAAATGACCGGCAACGACTACCGGCTCGAAGACAGACCCGAATCCCAGAAGCGGAAGGAAGGGCGTCCGAACTACGCCTTGCGCCGCATGAAATTCGCGATTGCGGTCATCGGCCTGGTCGTGAGCGTGACGCTCATGCTCACCTGGCGTGATTCGGGGAACATGGCCGGCGCGCTGCTGGTCGAGGGCGTGTATCTCGCCACCGCGTTGTGGCTGGTGGTGCGGTTCGCGTCCAGGGACGACGACTGAGGGGAGTGACCGATGAGGGAGATTCTGCCGCATTGGCATTTCAGTCCGAACGCTCCGGTCAAGGACGTCGACACGAAGAAGATGACGAGTGGTGACAGGGCGGTGGCCGGCGCGTGCCGTCGGGCGATGGAGAGCGAGGCGTGGAAGGAGCTGGTGATTCTGGAATCGGTGGGCGTGCGGTTCACCGGACTGGTGGGCCGGTTCGTGTCCGAGATCGCCATGCCGGTGTTGGAGGTGATGCCTGATGACAGTTTCCATCAGGGAGCGGCCGCGCAGTTGACGCACATGGTGAAGACCAGGGATGGTGGCGAGACCATCCGCATCATCAAGACTCTCGCCGTGAAAGGAAGGTTCTGATGGCTGGTGAGACGATCATCGCGGTTGTGGGCAATCTGACCGCGGATCCTGAGTTGAGGTCGACGAAGAACGGCAGGAGCGTGGCTGGGTTCACGATCGCGTCCACTCCGCGCACGTTCGACCGGCAGTCGCAGCAGTGGGTCGATGGGGACGCGTTGTTTCTCCGCTGCACGGTGTGGGGTGATTTGGCGGAGCATTGCGCCAATAGTCTCGCGAAGGGCATGCGTGTGGTCGCCCAGGGCAGGCTGACGCAGCGTTCGTGGGAGGACGAGCAGCATCAGAAGCGTTCTTCCGTGGAATTGCAGGTGGATGAGATCGGCCCTTCCTTGCGGTATGCGACGGCGCAGGTGTCCAAGGCGCAGCGGGGTGCGGCTGGAGCGTATGGCAATCCGGCTTCCATGCCGGCGGGTTATACGGGAGGAGCCTCCGCTTCGTTGCCGCCGTCGGACCCGTGGGGTCAGCCACAGGACAAATCGGCATCGTTCGGTGATTTCGGCAAGCCGGAATCCGAACCGGATTTCTAAGGAGAAATCATGAGTATGAAGGCATTGGAGTGGGCCATGTACAACGTGCCCGCCGAAATGGTCAAAGGAGCTTTGCTGCGCATCCTGCTCCTGCTTGCCGACCACGCTGACACACAGGGCAAGGGAGCTTTCCCGAGCCAGAAGCGCATCGTGGCCCTGACCGGATACAGCCGGCGCACCATCCAGAACGGCCTGCACGATCTGGAGACGGCCGGACTGATCCGAAGGGGAGACCAGCGGATCACCGAGCATCTCGGCAAATACCGTCCGATCGTCTGGGACCTCACGATGAAGGATTTCAGGGGCGCAAAAACTACGCCTCTGGAACAGCAGCCGCAAGAGGCGCAGGCCACTGCGCCCCTAAACAAGTTGGAGGGGCGCAATCAGGGGCGCAAAAAAACGTCGCTAGTGGCGCAATCAGGGGCGCAACATGATTGCGCACAGAACCTATATAAGGAAGAACCGTATATAGAACCTAGAGAGAGTAACGCGCGCGCGAGAAAACCAATCCCAATACCAGCCGACTGGAAACCCTCTGAGGAACACCGGGCGCTCGCCGACCGGCTAGGCATCGACTGCGACATCGAAGCCGAAAAATTCCGCGACAGGGCCCTCGACTCGGCAGCCCGCTCGGCCGACTGGAACGCGAAATACCGCAACTGGCTCGTCAAAGGCAAGGAACGCGGATTCGCCACACCAAAAGATTCCAACGCTCGCCGACGGTTCACGTGGGGCAGCGAAGAGGTCAAACGCGTACTCGGCCCGATAGCCTGCGAAGGCACGGACACGTACATGGAGCTCGCATGCAAGGTCGCGGACCTGCTCAACCAGGGCTTGGACCCGGACATGCTGCGCCGTCAGCTCGCGAACGTGCCCGGCGACGTATTGGCCGAACAACTGTTCGAACAGGAGGCGGCGGCATGAACGCCATGACCATCGCACGCATGGCCGGCGTCCTCACCTCGGCCATCCAGGCCGCCGACCGATTGGAACTCGACGCGCTCAAAGGCCCGGCGCTCGCCGATATGGACCTTGACCGCATCCGCGATATCAAACGCGACTGCTCGACCTGCATCAACCTGCTCGACCAGTTCGGAAGGGAGCGACGATGAGCGACCGGCAATTCCAGGAATCGAAACGCATCGCGCTCGCACGCCAGGGCTGGCATTGCATGCGTTGCGGACGCAACCTGCACGACCCGAGTGTTTGGCCGGGCAGGAGCGGCCATCACCGGCAGTTGCGCCGTCGGGCCAACCCGACCATGCGTGACCTGCCGTGCAACATCGTCGAACTGTGCGGTTCCGGCACGACCGGCTGTCATGGTTGGACGCACGCGCATCCGGCCGAGGCGGAACGGTCCGGCTACATCATCCCGAGCTGGCGGGATCCGCTCAGCGTGCCGATACGCGACTGGAACGGCGACTGGTGGTGGCTGCTGTCTGATGGCACGGCACAACGGCTCACGCAAATCGAAATCGTCGAATGGCAAAGCAATTGGAAGGAACAATCATGAGGAAACAGGACAAAGACCGGAATGGGAAGCCGGAGGCGCTCCTGTGGGTCGACGTGGAGACCACTGGAGTGGACCGCGACCTGGACGAACTGCTGGAGGTCGGGATGCGCTGCACGAGCGTGGACGCCACCGAAACGTACGGCACGCTCACCCGCCTGGTGAAGCCGCAGTGCCTCACGTTCGATGATTTCACGCCGGTGAGCTTCAGCATGCACTGCGATTCTGGACTGTTGTACGCCCTGGTGGACTCCGACCCGTCCAGAACCAACCGCAAGGCCGTCGCTGATGCGATCCTCGAATTCCTGGATAGCCTCGCGCAACGGTTCGCGTTGGTTCCGGCCGGAACGAACGTGGATTTCGATCTGGACTTCCTGCGCCGGTTGGATCCGGACATCGTGCGCCGCATGTCGTACCGGAAGCTGGACGTGACCACGATGCGACATCTGGCCGACTGGTTCGTGGGCGAAAACCCGTACGGCAGGCATTCCAGCCATCACCGCGTCCGCTGGTGCATCGAACGCGACATCAGCGACTACCGCAGCCTGTACAAGTCCATCACCGGAAGGACCATGTGATGATCCGCGAACGAACGTCCTACTCGTGCGTGTGCGACGGCTGCGGCTACGAACAGTTCGACGATTACTGGAGCGAGGACGCCGCGCTGGCGCAGGCGGAGGATGACGGATGGACGTACTGCGAGGACTCGCAGGGCGACTGGGAGACCTACTGCCCGAATTGCCATCCCATGTACGTGTGCCACCATTGCGGACTCGAATCCGACTGCACGGAACCCGGATGGCAGGAGCGTGACGGCCACGTGGACTGCCCCAACCACCTGCACGCCGACTGCCGCGAATGCCGCTGCCACGACATCGGCACCAGATACCGCCTCGAATACCAGGGATGGAGCCACGAACTCGACCTGTGCCCCGACCACAATCCGAAAAGGAACCGCGAATGAGCCCCAAACCCTACGAAAGCCTCGACGTGACCGCCAAGTCCAGCACGAAAGGCAACTGCATCATCCTGAACATCCGAGAAGGCCATTCCATAGGCCCGTACGCATACCAGCTCACCAGCTACAGGCTCACGCCCGACAAGGCCGAACGTCTCGCCGACATGCTCGACACCGCATTGGACGAAGCCGAAAACAAACGAGAAAGAAACCAGCCATGACCAACAAACCAATCCGAATCCATGTGGCGGCACACGCATGACCACCGCCGCATTGATCATCCTCACCGCAACCATCATCATCGCCTACCTGGGAAGCCTCTAATGAAACGAACAGCCAAACACACCACCGAAACCATCGCCAGCATCCTCGCAGCCATCCTCGCAGCCATCCTCGCAGCCATCCTCGCAGCCATCCTCACGACGGCCGCGCTCGCGGGCTGCGGGGCGCGCGGAGAGGGAACCTCCGAACCTGATCCACGGACCAGCACCGCATGCAAGCGCTGGTCTAACACGTCGATGCGAGAATGCGTTGTCGAACTGCAGGATACGCGTCGCGTCACCTGCGTCTCCTCGACCGCAGGCATGAGCTGCGACTGGGCGCACGCCGACGGAGCCGACAAGGAGCCGACAAGATGAGCTACAACGTCGTCACCCAGGAAGGCGTCAGAACGTTCGAGGACATCGACGATGCTGGCGACTACGCGCAGGCCATGTCCTTGAGGACTGGCGAGCCGGTCAAGGTGTTCCCCGCCGAGACCGGACTCGTCGCATTCACCGTCCGCCCAACCACGAAGGACACGAAATGAGAATCGATTTCAACAGCAAGGATGGCGTTTTCGCCATCAAAGCCGAAAACAAAGAGGAAAAAACCCAGCTCAAAACGTCGGCGGTCGCCATCTGCAATCTCATCATCGATTTTTTTGACGGTGAAGTCCAAGAAATGAAGGCGGCGAAGGAATGAAACGCATCCCACTCAAGGACACAAAATGAGCAATCGAAGTTATTTGGTGCCAAGGCCGCCAGCGTTCGACCATGAGCATCCCAGACCGAAGGAGGAAGGCGAGGTGCTGTACTGCGGAAATTGCCAAAAATGGTACGTATCATGGTTTCCCCTCACCGAAGTCAAAACCATATGGGGCCGCCGCCCCGAATGGTGGATACGCATCTTCCACCGCAAACCATACGAGACGATCATCCAGCAAATACGAAGGGAAACGAAATGAAAGTGAAGAAAACCCTCATGGACATGATCATCAAATGGCATCAGGCCGGATACAGCCTCGATGAGATCTCGCCACTGATGCCACAAGTCCCCAAAGAGGAAATCAAAGCAATCATCCAACACACCCGCGAATAACAAGAAACCCGACCTTCCGGCCGGGCTCCTGACACCACCAGAAGACTACCACGCCGGAGGGAATCGAACAAATGAACGAACAAAACAACGAATCCCAACCAACACAAACCAACCAAAACAAGCCAGCGCTCGCCGGCATGTGCCAAGTGTGCGGCGGGGAGTGCAATCTTCGCAACACGATGTGCGACAAGTGCGAGACCGGCATTAGGGGATGGCTCCGCGACTATCCGTCACGGATTCATGCCCTACGTGAGTTCCTGGACAGCACCGCACATTATGGTGGCCATCAGCCGGGCCGGACCAATTTGGCTTCGGCTCCGACGCCGGTCAGGTTGTCTGTGATCGACCATCTGCAGGAGATCGATGATTTGGCCGTCGCTCTTTGGCGGCGGTTGTATGCTCCGCCGGCCATGCCATGGGCCGATAGCAGGATTCATCCGTCCGCATCGAAGTGCCTGAGCGTCTGCGCGGATTGCAATCGTCTTTCACGATTGCCGGACATCGGTTTGATATGGCACGACTGGGAGCGATTGGTGCGCAAGACGATGAGCATCATCGACGTGCCACCATCCAGGCATGGCATCGGCAGGTGCCTGAATCCTCTGTGTGGAGTGGAGCTGAGTGCGGAGGTCGGCGCGGTGAGCGTTGATTGTCCGGTGTGCGGCAACGCTTATCGCGTGGTCGATGTGCGATTGGGTTTCCTGCGGGAGTGCATCGAATCGGGCAGGGCGTTCACGGCGGGGGAGTGTGCGGAACTGCTGCGCGAATGCGGATTCCAGTGCAACGCGAACACGATTCGCTCATGGCGCAAGCGCGGCAGGCTCCAACCGGTTGGTGAAAACGTGAAGGGGCAGCCGTTGTACAGGCTTTCCGACGTGCATGGACAGGTCATGCGACGCGACTCGATTTGACAAAATCGAAAGTGCAACGCAAAATTGTCAGTGGATTAGAGGGTCTGAATCATGCCAGTGAATCACGTTCAGGCCCTCGATTCATATCCGGGATGGTTGGCGGAGCAGCCGAATGCACCCGCTCGCTAAGCGGGAGACCTTGACGGGTCCGCAGGTGCGAATCCTGCGCCATCCGCTCCATGACGCTCCGGGTAATCCCCAGCACCCGAAGCGCCATGATCCCCGGCCGCGTGTAGAATCTGTGGTAACAACCGCAAACTACACCGATATCGTTCAAGCTGGGGAGCATGGATGGTCAGAAGTACTGTTGACTACTACGCCTTTACTGTAAAAACGCGGAAAAAGAATCCAGATATTCCTCGCGACGTTCTGGATGTCGGGGGCGGATACAGTGTCTTAGCATATCTATGTTCCTATTTAGAACACGTCAAGGGTACCATTCTCAAAGATGAGAGACGGGAACGAATATATTCCGTAAGCGATTACGAAGTCCATGGACGGCTTGTGCTGATTGATGTGTTGTCCGGTCAGTACGGTGAAAGTGGCCAATTGCTGGACATACTTCGTGGCAACGTTGTTAGAGACATCAATCCCGACGAAGCCGCCGTGAAAACAGTCAGAATAGTTTTTTGCTGCCCTAGAGGCGATGATGTGAAGATGGCGATCTTTGCCGTCGAACACATGAATTCCATTAACGGAAAATTTGTGATTGACTATTTCGCGAAATGCTTACGTGCTTTTATCCCGGGATTGGTCGCGAAAATCGATGGGATTCTCGAAAAGGAAGCGTGGCTGGATTCAAGTAGCCTTGTTTCGATGAAAATTCCCATTAGCAGCACCGACCAACAGCTGACAGTCGATAACGGATTGGACGATGATCCCAAGGAAACGATGTATGGCCGCATGGCATTGGTTGTTCTGCCTCCGAAGGGTGTCTCTGTGCTTAATCCGAGATTCTGGCGGGCGCTGAGGAAAAAGAATATGGGAAGGGAAGGGATGCTGACAATTCCGTCATTGAATAATGAATCCATTCCCAAACAAGGAGTCCTGGTCGAGGCTGCGGGAATCGATGGTCGCAAAAAGACGTTCACAATCGGCAATGAGAAGAGTCCGAAAATTCGTGAGGTTATTACCGGAGACGGTGAGCCACGTTTGGATAACGGACAACTAAGGCGTGTACTTTCTGATTCTATCTTTCGCAAATATCATGATGAACAGATTCGTCTTGAAACTGGATGGGACAGTGGAGAGATGCATGAAGAGATACCGGACTCAGAAGTTATTGACTGGAATACATTATTTGAACAGGTAAATCCGCAAAATGGTGATAGATATGAACTTGAATCATAACGGCATCCTCTATCACTACATGGATACATTGGCTCCGAAGATTCGTGAATCGGACGATGGTCGAAATATTGCGTGGAAATACGTATTGCGGGAATTATTGTGTCCGACGATTGTCGCAATATTGGATTTTTGTTTTGGACGGTTTGCGGTAAACGCCGATATTATCGTATCGGCTTTAGGTGTCCTCGGAGGTTTATTGTTCGCACACGCTATCTTCGTATTTGAACTTAGAATGACATATAATCAAAATTTGCGAGAACGCGTGAAAAATGGAGAAATTCAAGCTGAGAATTTAAAACTTACACGACTCGTGGATGACATGTTCTTCAGCGTCGTATACTCGTCGGCTCTTGCTCTCGGAATAACTATATTGACCTCTATGGGGTCTTCCCTTGGGATATATGGTCAATTACCTGATATAGGGAAAAAAGTAGTTTCAGCGATTGTTGTATGGTTAATGACTCATTTAGCGTTCTGCATATATCGGGTACTGAAAATAACGACAAGTGCGTATGGAGAATTACGAAAGAAACGTATCTCATAAGTTCAGCCCCACCTTTGGTGCGGGGCTTTCGCATATTGAGGGAGGTGCATGATGCCGCCCACCATCACGCTCAAGATCACGGACAACGCGGACCGGCAGCTCGCCGTGATGAGCGTGCCTGTCCCGCTGTCGGGTGAGCCGGGCGAGTGCGCCATGTTCAACGCCGAAAAGTTCGAACGACTGCTCGACCGGGCGTCGATCGCGTTCCGCAGGGTGTTCGACGATGAGTGCCAGGAGTAACCCGCGCCGGAGCAACGGGCATCGCAGGGACATGCTGCGCAGGCGCGTGCTCGCCGCCTACGACACGTGCGCCATCTGCGGACGGCCCGTCGACAAGACGTTGAAGTCGCCGCATCCCATGAGCGCCGAAGTAGACGAACTCATACCAGTCTCACGCGGCGGTGATCCATACAGCTTCGCGAACTGCAGGCTCACGCACCGCATCTGCAACAGGTTCAAGAGCGACAAGACAGACGAACATGCACGAGCGCTGCTGGCCGGCAAGCAGACCATCAAACCAAGTTCGATGCCGTTCAGAACGTTCGGCATCTGACCCGATACCAGGGCGGGGACCCCGGGTGTGCCACCCTGCGGCAACCTCGGGTGCAGTGCCGATATCTCTCCCGGAATTCAAACGTCGGAAACATGAGAAACATCGAAAGGTCGGAAAGCGGAGGTGGACGCCATGAAGTGCGAACTCTGCGGCAAGGAATTCCGGCCTTCCGGCCACGGGCGGCCGCAACGGTACTGCTCCAAATCCTGCCGTCAGAAAGCGGATTATCGTCGGAAAAAGAACAATCCCGCTCGGGCGAGGAAAAGCAAACCTGTTGAGGTGAAGAGAAAACCCGAGCCGGAACTCGACAGACGGAACTTCGAACGGATGATGGACGGTTCCCATGAGGACACGCTCCGCGAAATCGTCGGCAGACTGCGCGAGGCTCTGCATGACCCGTCGACACCGGCCAGCGCGTTGCCGTCGATCAGCAGCAAGCTCGCCGAATTCGACGAACGGATGCGCATGGCCGAGGAATCCGGCAGCCTGTTCGATGCGAATGATGACGTGACGGAGGTGGCGGAGGATGTCGGAGCGTCGATTGTCTGAGATCGCCCAACGGCTCGTGCAGCCGGAAGACGTCACGTCGAGCGACTTCAACCTGATCAACAACGCGGCGGCCAAGGCCGGAATCCACTACGACCTGTGGCAGAAAGGCTTCCTCTACCTACTGTTCGCCAAACGCGCGGACGGCAAGTACGCGTGCGGCTCCGGTGGGGCGGTACTGTCCAGCTGCAGGCAGATCGGCAAGACGTTCACGGTCGGCACCGCGATGTTCATCCTGTGCGCCGGACGCGCCGGGACATTGGTCATCTGGACCGCGCACCACACGCGCACCTCCGACGAGACGTTCGCCGACATGTGCGACCTGACACACAATTCGAAACTGTCCAGGTACGTGCAGAACGTGCGTCGAGCGAACGGCCAGCAGGAGATCCGTTTCACCAACGGCAGCCGCATCATGTTCGGCGCCCGCGAGAACGGTTTCGGCCGAGGCCTGCACTCCGCAGACATCGAGGTGTTCGACGAGGCTCAGATCCTCACCATCAAGGCTTTGGACAACCTGATTCCGATCGTGAACACGAGTCCGAACCCGTTGATCGTGTTCATGGGCAATCCACCGAAGCCGGGCGACCAGTGCGAGGCGTTCGAGGAGAAACGTTCCACCGCGTTGTCCGGCAAGTCGGACGACATGCTCTACGTGGAGCTCGGCGCGGACCGCGACTGCGATCCGGATGACAGGAGCGCGTGGGCGAAAGCGAACCCGTCGTATCCGAAACGCACCAGCGAGCAGGCGATACTGCGCATGCGCAATCTCCTCGCCGAGGATTCGTTCCGCCGTGAGGCGCTCGGCATCTGGGATGAGACCGCCACCGCGTACGCCATCAGCCCCGACCTGTGGAAGGCCGCCGAGGCCGACGACGTGCCCGAAGGCGGCACGGTGAGCTTCGGACTCGACATGCCGCCCGACAGGAGCGTGCTGACCATCGGCGCCGCATTGCGGTACGAGGATGGGTCGGCCGTCATCCAGATGGCGAACATCAAGGACGCGAGGCAGTCGGGAACCATGTGGGCCGTGGACTGGCTCGCCGAACGCTGGCACAAGACCGCAAGCGTGGTCATCGACGCGCAGTCGCCCGCCATGAGCCTACTGCCAGACCTGAAGGCCGCGCACGTGAAGGTCACCGTGACGAACATGCAGGAGATGGGCCGCGCATGCGGCCGGTTCCTCGACATGCTCAAGGCCGGCACGCTCAAGCACCCGCGGGACGAATACCAGCCGCAGCTGGCCGCAGCCGTCAAGGGCGCGACCACGCGCCCGTTGGGACAGTCCGGCGCGATCGCATGGAACAAGCTCGGCTCGGATATCGACATAACGCCGCTCGTATCCACCACACTGGCGCTCTACGGCGCGTTCACCACGAAACGGCATCCCGGAAGACGGCAGGAGGTGATGGTCTGATGGTGTTCTACATGGCCGACGGCACTACAATCAGCACAGCGCCGAAATTCACCGGCAACAGCTACCTCGACACAGCGAGCGGCAACGTCGGCACCATCCTCGGCGTCGACGACGAGGACATGCCCATCATCCACGAACTGCTGCGCGTCTGGCGCGAGAAATACCCGCGCAACCTGATCCGCGGAGCCTACTACGACTGCAAGGAACGGTTCAAGGACTTCGGCATCTCCATCCCCGACCAGATCAAAAACAAGGTCGAGGCGATGATCGGATGGCCCGAACTCGCCGTCCGATCATTGAGCGACCTGAGCGACCTGGAAGGATTCAGCATCTCCGGCGACGACACGATGGGCATCAACGACCTGTTCGAGGACAACCAGCTGGACGTCACCGCATCCGAACTGATCGTATCCTCATACAAGCACTCATGCAGCTTCCTGACCATCGCCGCAGACCCGGAGGATCCGGAACGAATCAGCATGATCCCCCGTTCCGCCGACTGGTCCGCGGGAATCTGGGACAGGCGCAACCACCGCCTGGCCGCCGCGCTGACCATCACCGAGGACGACAAGGACGGACGGATCTGCTCGTTCAACGTATGGCTCCCCGGCAAGGTCTACGAATGCTCAGGGCGCCCACTGCCATGGCGCGCGGAGAAAATCGAAACGAACTTCGACCAGCCGACGGTCGTCGCGCTCGCCTACGACAGGCAGATGGACCGCCCGTTCGGCCACAGCCGCATCAGCCGTTCGCTCATGAGCCTCGTGGACGCCGGATTCCGCACCATGGTCCGCATGGAGGCATCGGCCGAATTCTACTCCGTTCCCAAACTCTGGTTCATCGGCGCGAACAAGGACGCGTTCAGCAGCAACACGTGGAAGAGCCTCATCCAGGCGATCAACGCCATCAGCGCCGACGAGGACGGCAACCTGCCCCAACTACAGCAGGTGCAGCAGGCGTCCATGGCACCCCATTCGGACATGCTCAAGACCATGGCCATGCTCGTCGCCTCGCAGACCCGCGTGCCGGTCGACTACCTGGGCATCACACTGGACAATCCGCCCAGTGCCGAGGCGATGGCATCAGCGGAACGACGCCTGACCCGCATCGCCGACAAGCAGAACGTGGCCTTCGGACGCGAACTCAAACGCGCCATGGGCATCGCCGTGGCACTGCGCGAAGGCACGAACTCGATACCCGACTCCATGCGCGACGTACACCCGGTATGGGCCCCCACGAAGGAGATCTCCGACGCGGCGCGCGCCGACGCGTTCACGAAGATCGCCGACAAGGTCACCGGCTACGCCGACTCCGACGTCGGACTCGAACGACTCGGCCTGAGCCGTGAGGAAATCACCCGCTTACGCGCCGACCAGCAACGCCAGCGCGCTAAGGAACAGGTCGATCAGCTAAAGGCTCGCCTGGCATCGGCCGGCGGCGAGGAGGTTCAGGATGGAACTCAACAGCCTGAACATACCGGAGACGAACAGGAGAGATCTTCAACGGCTGCTTGACCAAGCCTATGCGGGATACGTCGCCGACCTTGATGCATTGGCAGACGAAGCGGCTGACGCTATAGAAGCGCAGTACCGCTCCAACCCGTTGTTCATGCGCGATGTGGTCGAGGACTACTCGAGACAGTCCGCGCAGCTGGCTGACGATTATTTCAGCCAGCTACGCGCTATATGGGCCGAGCAGTCAGGAGTGGATCTGCCGGAGTTCGAACACCCGGATTTGCTTGATCCAAGCGAAGTCCTCTACCGCATGAACGGCGGTTTCTCCGGAACTGACTGGAATGGTCTCAACTACTCCGACCTCGTCGCCGGACGCAGCAATGCCGGATTGAGCGTGGACAGTCTGTGGCCGGAGTTGAAGACCATCGATGACTGGCAGCAGCTCATTGGTGACATGGTCAGCACATCCGCCAGGCTTATGACCATGCGTGACATGCATGCCGACCCCACAAAACCAAAATGGGCGCGCGTGCCACGAGGCAGCGATCCATGCGCGTTCTGCGTCATGCTCGCCACCCGTGGCTTCGAATACCTCAGTGAAGAGACGGCCGACTTCGGCCCCACCTTCCACAATGGCCACTGTCACTGTGATGTCATCAGCAGCTGGGGAAGGCAGAAGCTCAAAGGCTTCGACCCCGACGGCATGAGTGAACGCTGGGAACAATGCAAGACGGCCATCGAGCATCGTCTTACCCACGACGAATACCTGAGAACCCGCAGTTCGCCGGACCAGAAGTTCGGCAACTGGAAACGCAACCAGATACTCGCCGAGATGCGCTGGCGCGACCGAGAATGGCTCCACAGCGGCGCAGAGCCACTGATCAGCTTCCCAAGTGATGGGATGCGTGAGGAAACCGAGAAGGCAAGACCGCAGGAGATACGAACGGCCCAGAGACTGCGCAGACATGGAATCGTCCCGGCCTTTCAGATCGACCATCGTGAAGCGAAGGATCCAGACACTGGGCGTATGCTCCTGATCGGCTTGTCTGATTTGGAAGGCGGCATCGAGCTCAAGACGCCTCAATCAGCAGACAAATTCCGCACTATCGACGGATATATGGGCAGCGCGTCAAAAAAGCCGGATTGCAGACGGCTGATCATCGACAATTCCGAAAACGACAACATGAGCGATGAGGAACTCATCGGAAACATCATGAAAAGTCATCGTTTCAAGAATGGGATCGTATACATCCTGAACAAAAAAGGACAGTTGCTGAGAATCAAGTAAGCGCCGCTGAAACTACCAAAAAGGGCGGTAACAAGGGCGCTTACATATCCATTCTATCACCTTTTGGTGGATTGCCGGAGCAGACGAACGGACCCGACTGTAAATCGGGCGCATTTTGCCACGCGGGTGCGAATCCCGCATCCACCACTCAACCGGCCCTCCGGCCGGCGGCGACCATGCGCCGCATCGCGTGGGAGGACCATACAGCGCACCGTGGCGCGGTCGAACTCGAATCCACGGGAAACAGCAAGAAGGAGCACGACATGTTCAACAGATTCCGATTCCCGGCCCGTATCCGTCTCATCGACGGCGGTTCCGGCGAAGGCGGTTCCGGTGAAGGCAACGAGCCCGAACCGAAATCGTTCACCCAGGAGCAGGTCGACCAGATCGTCGAGAGAAGACTGGCCAAGGAGCGCGGCAAGTACAAGGACTACGACGAGCTCAAATCCAAGGCCATGAGACTCGACGAGATGGAGAACGCGGGCAAGAGCGAGCTCGACAAGCTCAAGGAATCGAACGCCGCCCTGCGCAAGCAGATCGACGATGCCGCTGCCGAGAAGCAGCACGCCGAATGGGTGTCCGAAGTCGCCAAAGACAAGGGCGTCCCGGCCGAACTGCTCCGCGGAAGCACCAAGGACGAGCTCGAAGCGCACGCGGACCTCCTGCAAGCGGCACTGCATCCGGCATCCAAGCCGCCGCAGGTGAGGAACCAGACCGGCTCTCCGTCACATCAGAACAACAGCAAGGACGCCGAAGAGCTCTCGTACATCCACCAGCTCCTCGGCAGATAACCCAACCGACCGAAAGGACAAGCCATCATGGCGATGAAAACAGACCAGATCAAGCTCCCCGTGAGCGTGGCCACCGAAATCGTGAACAAGGCCAAGGACACCAGCACCATCGCGTTCCTGAGCCCCAGCACGCCGCAGATCTTCTCCGACGCCGACTACCTCGTGTTCAACGGCAAGAGCGAAGCCGAGGTGGTGACCGAAGGCGCCGTCAAGGGCAGCTACGAGCAGACCGTGGATTCCGTCGTGGCGAAACGCTTCAAAGTGCAGACCACCACCCGCGTCACCAGCGAACTCCAGTGGGCGGACGAGGACAACCAGCTGCAGATCATCCGCAGCATCCAAGCGGATCAGGCAGCCGCTTTGGGTCGTGCGCTCGACTACGTGATCTACCATGCGATCAACCCGAAGACCGGCGCCGCGCTTTCCGGATTCAACCCGTTGAGCACGTCCGCCGTGCAGGTGACCGCCGGCGATGACGACATCAGCAACGTGGATGCCTTGGCCGACGCGCTGAACGACTCCTACGACATCAACGGCGTGGCATTGTCCAAGACGTGGGCGTCCCGTCTGCGCAAGCTGCGCGTGCCCTCCACCGGCATGCGCTTCTACCCGGAGATCCCGCTGAACCTGCAGGCCGGCAGCTTGGACGGCATCACCGCCGCGACCTCCGGCACCGTCAACGGACGACTGGCCACGACCCCGACGAAGGTGCTCGCGTTCATGGGAGACTTCAGCCTCATCAAATGGGGCATGGTCCGCGACCTGACCAGCGAGATCATCGCCTACGGCGACCCGGACCAGACCGGCGTCGACCTGAAGGCCCACAACCAGATCGCATACCGTACCGAAGCGATGTACGCGTTCGCCGTCATCGACCCGAACGCGTTCGCCGTGCTCAAGACCAAGTGAGGTGAACGATGAGTTTCCCCATCCAGACGCTTGTGATCAACCCCGCAGGCGAGGAAAAGCACACTGTCGGCCCGTTGGACGCGCAGGTGCGACTCGTCAACACCGACGGCACCGCCTTCTCCGCCGGTTCCGGTGCCTACGAACTGCCGGAGGCCGGCAAGGACACCCTCGGCGGCATCAAGCAGTTCGCGCCCGAACAGACGATTGGCAACGTTGACGGCAACATCGTCAAGGCCGCCGCAGCCGCTCCGACCAAGGATGAATTCAACAAGCTCGTCACGGCTTTCAATACTTTGGCGAAACAGTTCGATGACACTATCACCGGCCTCGCGGCCTCCGGGGTGATCAAGCTGCCGGACAAGAAGTGACCATGACGGACGAACCGGACATGTTCGCCACCTCCGACGATCTCGAACGGAGGTGGCACAAGCTCACCGACGAGGAACGTCAGAAAGCCGACACGCATCTCGCGGACGTGACCGACTACATCAAGGAACGCTCGCCCATCTGGCGGCGGCTCCTCGAAGAACGGCCACGCCTGCTGACGAAGATCACCTGCGACATCGTCCGCAGAATCATGCAGGCCGACCCGTACGACATTCCCGGCGGCATCACGCAGATGAACCAGACCACCGGCAGCTTCAGCGAACAATACAGTTTCGGAGCGCCCACCGGCGATCTCTGGCTGCGCGACGACGAGAAACGCATCCTTGGCATCAACGCTCAGCGCGCGTTCAGCGTCGACATGGCAACGGGGGAGACGTCCTAGTGGAAACCATCGAAGTGCGGCGCGGCCAGTCCACCACCGACACGGACGGCAACCCCATCCAGGGCAAACCCGCCCGCGTCGGCACGTTCCAGGCGATGGTCGCGCCAACCTCCACCACCGACCAGACCGAGGAGCACGCCAGCCCGCAGACCACCGAATACACGATCCACATCCGCGGTAGCCAGCCGACAGGCATCCAAGCCACCGACCTGATCAAAGTCAGAGGCATCCTCCTGCCCGTCAAAGGAAAACCGCAAGTGTGGAACAACCTCCACGGACGCCACATAGGCGACGTCATCACCGTGGGCGAACGGGAAGGATAAGCATGGCCAAACGATGCAGATTCGTATTCAACCGCAAGGCGTTCAGCCAACAGGTCCTCAAAAACGAGACATTGCGCTCGCGCATGAGGGACGCGGCCGAGGCCGCCGTAGAGGATGACCGTTGCATGGTCCGCGACCATGACGGCAAGAACCGTAGCGGCGTGGCGATCATCTGCCCGGCACCGGTGGAGAAGGCGCACGGCACGCTAGAGGACACGCTCGGAAGGATGCGCGTATGAGCATCCCGGTCACTCCCCGGCGCACGGAACCCCTGCTCCTGCCCAAACTGAGGACACTGTTCCCGGACGTGACGTTCGACACCATCGAACGAAGCGACCTCGAACCTCCCTTCACCGAAGCCACGCTGGCCGACTCCATGCAAGGCATGAGCACCCCAATCTCGCAGTACGTGCGGCTGCGGCTGAGCGTGCGCTGCATGAGAGAGGACCATACGGGCGACTGGGACAAGGCCGCACGCCTGTGGGCCGACATCGCGAGGGAGATCATCGGGCTTGGAACCGTCGCGCCGCTCATCGACGCGTCACTCGAATCCGGGCCGGTACGCATGACTGACGAGGACAAGAGGCTGGTGTGCGCGTACGGCGTGCTCCTGCTCGAGGTCACCGTCAACTGAAACACAACCAAAGACAACGTGCCGCCACACGCGAAGAACGGAAAGGTGCAGACGAATGTCTGACAACAACGAAAAAACCACCGTCGCCGCGCAGGGCGCGACCGACTACGGGTACGTGTCCAGCGGCAACACCGCAGGCAACGTGCGCCTGATCAAGAACTACGCGCTGTTCCTGTTCCCCAAGGGCGACAGCACGTTCGTGGCTCCGACCGGAGTGGCCTGGACCCCGCCGGCAAGCAAGAAGCCGATCGGCTACTCCACGGAGGACGGCGCCGTACTGCATCCGGAACCGGGCGACAGCACCGACTACAAGGCCCACAACGGCGACATCGTGCTGTCCGACACGGATCCGGGCTACTGGACCCTGCAGCTCGCCGCCATGGAGGGCCGCAAGGATGTGGTGTCGGCCTACTTCGACGTGGACGTCGAATCCGACGGAGGCATCAGCATCAAGGGAGCCGAACTGAAGAAGGAATGGATCCTCGTGCTGGTCGCGCTCGACCAGCAGGACCGTCCGTTCCTCCTGTACGGCACCAACTCGAAGGTGTCCGACCGTGACGACGTGAGCCTGAAATCCAGCGAGATCATGAACTTCAGCATGACGTTCAAGATGCTCAAGGGCACCAACGGCGAACAGTTCCACGCCTGGGGCCTCGTCACCGAAGACGCCAAGTGACCCATTGATTCTTCCCGTGCGGCCGATGGCGGTCGACCGCACGGGACCATTACCCATAACCGCCGATAACCATGAAACGGAGACGAAATGAGCGACAACACCTACCATGTCGTGGACGTGGACCTGACCGAAGCGGAAGAGCTCAAACCCGACGTGCACCTCGAGGTCGCCGGCGTCAAACTCGACCTGCCGAACCTCAACAACGCGGAACTGCCCATCGAACTCGTCCAGGCCATCCTCCTGGTCAAAAGCAAGCCCGCATTGTCCGACGAGGAAACCACGGCCTGCGTGAGCACGTTCCTCGCCTACTTCCAGACGATGCAGCCGAACTTCTGGAACGTGCTGCGCAAGACCAAACGTCCGATGGCCTACCTCACCGCGACCATCAAGGCGTGGGCCGAGGAATCCGGACTGGACCCAAAAGCGTTTACCTCGCCCACCTCTGGAACAACCACCGCGCGGCGCTAGCCTACGACTGGATCCGAGCGTACGGGCAGATATACAGGCCCGTACGCTTCCGGGAATGGGTTGAAGGCCAACGTCCACGAGTCGATTGGGGACTCGCCTGGGCGTTGACCCGCGAAATCCTCAAAGACCATACGAGCCACTCGTGGATGGCGTTGCAGAACGCCGTTTACGCGCCCGACGGAGCCGAACAGGCGGTCTGGACGCTGTCCGGACAACGCAAACGCCCATGGTTCGACCACGAGCACGACCCGCTCCGCCCGCCAACCCCGACGCACAACCTCACCCGCCGTCAACGCGAGGACAGGGAACGGCTCAAAGCCTACTTCCACATCAACGACGACCTCTGACTCCGACCGCCATCGGAATCCCAACTTACGAATAAGGAAACACGATGGCAGCACAGGACATAGGCGTCGCATACGTCCACGTCGAACCATCCGGCAAAGGATTCGGCAAAAGCATCGAAGGCGACATCGGCGACGCCGTCAACAAAGCCTCCAAGAAAAGCTCCAGCACCCTCATCTCGAAGATCGGCGGAGCATTCGGCAAAATCGGCAAGGTCGGCACAGGCGCGATCGCCACCCTCGCCGGCGGCATCACCGCATTGGCCGCCAAAGGCGGCTTCACCCGCGCCCTCAACATCGAGAACGCGCAGGCCAAACTCAAAGGCCTCGGCCACGACAGCGCGAGCGTCACCGAAATCATGAACGACGCGCTCGCCTCCGTCAAAGGCACCGCGTTCGGATTGGGCGACGCCGCGACCGTCGCGGCCAGCCTGTCAGCATCCGGCATCAAGGAAGGCGACCAGCTCACCAAGGTCCTCAAGACCGTGGCCGACACCGCGCAGATCAGCGGCCGCAGCCTGACCGACATCGGCACGATCTTCGGATCGGTCGCCGCCCGAGGAAAACTCCAGGGCGACGACATGCTCCAGCTCATGTCGAGCGGCATCCCGGTCCTCCAGATGCTCGGCAAGCACCTGAACAAGACCAGCGCCGAAGTGTCCGACATGGTCTCGGACGGCAAGATCGACTTCCAGACCTTCGCCGACGCCATGCAGGAAGGCCTAGGCGGTGCCGCACAAAGCGCCGGAACGACGTTCACCGGCGCTCTGGCGAACGTGAAGGCCGCGTTGAGCCGACTCGGCGAGACCGCAGCCACGCCCGTCCTCAACGGACTGCGCGGACTGTTCAACCAGGCCATTCCGCTCATCGACGCGTTCACTGCGGCGGTGTCCCCGACTTTGGAGAAGGTCGGCGTGGGATTGCAGAAGGGATTGGAACAGGCCATCCCCACGGTCACTGCCTTTTTCGACAAGCTCGGCAAAAGCCAGACCGTCCAGCAGTTCGCCTCCTATCTCGCTTCCCTCAAGGACGATCTGAAGGAACTCGGCTCATCCCTGTCGGGAGCTGCCGGAGCCGTCTGGAATGTCATCTCCGAACCACTCTCCGAACTCTACAATCAGGCGAAAGGACAATTGCCGGCGGTCGCGGACGGATTCAAAACGCTCCTGCATGCCGTGTCAGGTCTTCTCGACTACATGTCGGCGCATGCCGACGCCATCATCCCGCTGGCCAAGGGAATCACCGCGCTCATCCTCGCCAGCAAAGGCATCAGCGCGGTATCAGCCGGGCTGAAAACAGTTTCCGGTGGGCTGAAGGCCATTTCCGCGACTGCCTCCGGTGTGGAGAAGACCGCTACGGCCGCTTTCGACATGATTGGCAAGATCTCCGACGCGGGAAACGCGGCTGGAGCACTGAAGCAACTCGCCGGCTCGTTCAATATTGTCAAGGCAGCTCAATCGGCATGGAGTGCGGTGACCAAGGCCGCGACCGCCGTGCAATTGGCATTCAGCGCTGCCTTGGATGCGAACCCATTCATCCTCGTCATCGCAGGCATCACCGCGGTCGTGGCCGCACTGACATGGTTCTTCACCCAAACCGAAACGGGCAAACAGCTCTGGAACAGCTTCGCCACATGGTTCACGGGAATCTGGAACCAGATCAGCACAGCATGCCAACCCGCACTGCAAGCCATCGGAACATTCATCACCCAGACCATGAGCCAAATCCAGCAAATCTGGCAAACCGGATGGACACTCATCACCACCATCCTCCAAAACGTCTGGAACACAATCGGCCCCATCATCATGACCGCACTCACCGCGATCATCACCGGCATCCAAACATTCATCACCACCATCACACCACTCCTGCAAGCCGGAATACAGAACATCCAAACCATCTTCCAAACCGCCACCACCATCATCAGCACGGTCTGGAACGGACTATGGAACACCATATCCACCGTCGTACAAGGCGCATGGACCATCATCACCACAATCATCAACACCGCACTCACCGTCATCCAAGGCATCATCCAACTGGCGCTCGCGGTCGTCAACGGGAACTGGAGCGCCGCGTGGTCGGCCATCCAGGGCATCGCGTCGGCAGTGTGGGGCGGCATCCAAGGCGTCGTTTCCGCAGGAGTCGGCATGGTCAGCGGAGTGGTATCCGCCGCATGCTCGACCATCAGAAGCGTGTGGGCCGCGTTGTGGAATGGCGTCGGAAGCATTGTGTCGAGTGCCTGGGGCGGCATCGTCGGCACCGTAAGCAACATGGTTGGCCGTGTCGGGAGCGTCGTGAGCGGGATCGGCGGAACCGTCCGGAGCGCGGTGTCCGGCGCGGGAAGCTGGCTGGTGGATGCTGGCCGCAACATCATCCAGGGATTGATCAACGGCATCACAGGAATGGTCGGCTCGTTGTATTCCAGCATCACCAACGCGTTGTCGGGCTTGGTGGACAAGGCCAAGAACGCTTTGGGCATCCATTCCCCGTCGCGTGTGTTCCGCGACGAGGTCGGCGTGATGGTCGGACGTGGCATGGCATTGGGCATCGACGATTCCGCGCATGTGGTCAGCCGTTCCATGGATTCGCTCGTCTCCACGATGAGCCTCTCCGACGCGGACTGGTCGAAGACCGGCAGGCTGAACGTCACGGCCGGCACCGGCGCCAATGCCGGCGACGGCGATCTGCGGGAACTCATCGCGGCCGTCGAATCGCTGCACGACGACCTCGGATCGATCATCGCCCGATACACGCCGACGATCGGCGACCGCGACTTCGCAAGGAAGGTGAGAAGTGCAATCGCTTGAATACGTGTGCGCGGCCACAGGTGAGCGCATCGGCTTCGAGGGGCCGCTGTACGGCGAGACGCTCACGGGACTGCGAGCCCGCGTCTGGGACTACAGCCTCGCCTCACGTGGCATGACGGGCATCACCCGCAAGGCACGCGAGGCGACAGTCACCGTGAAGATCCACGATTCTCCAGCCACGCTCGACCTACTGCGCCGCCTCGCGGACGCCGACATGGCATCCGGGAACCCGGGCACGCTCGTGGCCGACGGCGAATGGGAAGCCAAAGCGTGGATCACGAAAAGCGAACCGCAATCCATCACGCCCACGATGGTCGAGACACAGTTGACCATCGTGCTGGCCGATGGCGTGTGGCGCCGTCCGACCATGACGCATTTCACGCCGCGATACGATTCCGGAACCGCCGACCTTGACTATCCATATGATTATCCGCATGATTTCGCCGGCATGGCATTGGGTGCCGAGATCGTCAACGACACGTCCATCCCGCAGCCGGTCAAACTCACGATATTCGGACCGTGCACAAACCCGTACGTCATCATCGGAACCAACCGATACGAGGTCGACGTGACCGTACCATCCGGCTCACGTCTGGAAATCGACGGCACCGGCGATGTCAGGACCGTCACCATGGTCAGCGGCACCGGGCTCGCCACCAACTGCTTCGCGCAGGCCGTGCGAGGGTCGGGCAAGGATTCCGGCCGGTACGTGTTCCAACCGCTCGCGCCCGGAACACAGCCGATCAGCTGGCCGGGAGGATTCCAATTCGACTTGACGGTCTGCGAGGAAAGGAGCGAACCGCCATGGACCTGATCGTCACCGACGCCACAGGCAAACCCGTGGCGAGCCACGCCTCATACACGCTCGACCTCGCGTTCGGCAGCGGGGAGAACGACTTCGACCTGCAGGTCGAAGACGCCGCGCTCAAGGCGGGGAGCCGCATCATGATCGACGGCACCGAGTACGGCGGCATCATCGACGACACGGATGTCGACGTGGACGGCGGCCTGTCCACCGTCACATGGCATGGCCGCGACTGGCATGGAGTGCTCGCCTCGAAGATCATCGAACCGGACAGGAACAACGATTACCTCACCCTGTCCGGCACGATTCCCGTCATCATGCGCACGCTCGTCAGCCGTGCGGGACTGCAAGGCCTGTTCACCGTCACCGAAGAAAGCGCCGACCACAAGACCACCTGCCAGTTCGACCGGTACGTGGACCTGTACAGCGGTCTGGTCAAGATGCTCAGGGCAAGCGGACTCAAACTCCGGTTGCGTAATGACGGCGACAAGGTGGCCATGAGCGCCATGCCCGTCCGCACGATCGGCGACAGCATCGACTCGGACCTCATCGACTTCACCGCCAAACAGGCGGCGCACCCTATCAACCATCTCATCTGCCTGGGCAAGGGCGAACTCAAGGACCGTACCGTCATCCACTGGTACGCCGACGCGAACGGCACGTTCAGCCACACGCAGACACTCAAAGGGCTTGACGAACGCACCGCCACATACGAGTTGTCCAACGCCGAAGCCGACGAGCTCGAGGACAAGGGCAGGCAGAAATTCCAGGAACTTCGGAACACCAGCACCATCGACGTGGACATTCCCGACGGCATCGACGCGGACGTCGGCGACCTGGTCACGGGCCGTGACAACAACACGGGCCTCGTCGTCACTGCCGAGATCTCCAAGAAGATCGTCAAGGTTTCGGGAGGCGTGCTCACCGTCACCTACGAATCCGGAGGTGCCAGCGCCGGCGGCAACAGCGGAGAATCCTCCATCGGGGATGGTGGCCACGCCTACTACGCTGGAGCCGGCCTCAAACTCGACGCCTGGACGTTCAGCGCCGACGTGACCAGAAACGACATCGACTCGCTCAACAACGCATTGTCGGGTAAACAGCCGAAAGGCGACTACATCACCGGCCTGAAAATCGGTTCGGTGGACACGCTCGCCCCCGGCGCACAGGCAAGCGCGTCGCTCACGGGCGCCGGCAGCGACAAAACCTTGAATTTGGGGCTTCCGAAAGGCGACCAGGGTCCGCAAGGGGAGAAGGGCGACAAGGGCGACACAGGGCCACAGGGGGCCACCGGAGCGACCGGACCCACCGGTCCTCGGGGAGAGAAAGGAGCGACCGGGGAGCGAGGGCCGCAAGGCGTCGCCGGTCCCGAAGGCCCGCAGGGACTGCAGGGGATACGCGGCGAGAAAGGCGATAAGGGTGATGCCGGCGCGATCGGCGCGGCGGGACCGCAAGGCCCGACGGGTTCCACAGGTCCGCAGGGTCCCACGGGTCCACAGGGAGCGACCGGCCCCCAGGGCAGACAAGGCATCCAAGGTTCCCAAGGCATCCAGGGCCCGCAAGGGGAGAAGGGTGACAAGGGCGACAGCGGCGTATCCGCCCCCTCGAACGGCTTCTTCACGCTCAGCATGGAAGGCGACGGCGACCTGTACGTGAACTATCCGGACAACACGAACCCACCCTCGTTCGTCTGGGACTCCGAGAGCGGGAACCTGTACGTGGACATCCCGGAAAGGTGACACATGGCGCGACTATTGATCGGCAACATCAAAGGCCCCAAAGGCGACAAGGGCGATACCGGGGCCACCGGCCCGCAAGGCAAGCAAGGAGCGCAGGGCGTTCAGGGAGCTAAAGGCGACGTCGGCCTTCCGGCGCTCGTGATGAAGAAATCCCTCGTCGGCGAATATCCGGTGGGATCCACTTTCGCGGGGAACGTGAGCGAATGGTTGAACCGAACACCACTCGCCAACGAATATTCGACCGCATTGTCAGGTGGCGGAAAATACAGCATCGTCTGGCAGTGCGTTTCACAGTCCGGCAGCCTATTCACGGGAAAGACGATTTCCCGTCAATCCATCATCGGTGCGCAAGGCCCCAAAGGAGCCACTGGAGCCGCCGGGCCTACTGGTCCGCAAGGCCCTGAAGGTCTGAAGGGTGACAAGGGAGACAAAGGGGATATCGGGCCGGCCGGGCCAGCAGGTCCCACCGGGCCTACTGGTCCGGCCGGTCCCATTGGCCCCACCGGTTCTACTGGAGCTACCGGGGCCACCGGCCCGCAAGGCAAGCAAGGAGCGCAGGGCGTTCAGGGACTGCAGGGTCCACAGGGGCCGTCCGGCCCGCAGGGCGCCAGCGGCGTGACGGCACCCGCATCAGGATTCTTCACGCTCCAGGTCGATCCGAACGGAGACCTGTACGCCGTATACGCGGACACGGCCACCGCGTCAGAAGCTCCCGTCTCCTACGATCAGGCGACTGGCGACCTGTACTACACGATCAACGACGGAAAATAAGGAGCACGCATGACGAAGATTCTACTTGGCAATGTCAAAGGCCCCAAGGGCGATACCGGACCGCAAGGCAAGCAGGGAGTGCAAGGACCGCAAGGCCCGACCGGGGCCACCGGAGCGACCGGCGCCACCGGGGCGAAGGGTCCAACGGGAGCCACTGGGCCACGAGGACTGAGCCTACGGAAATTCAATGGCGCCATCGGCGGTTCGGGTGGGGGCGGAGAAGTGAGAAAAATTGCCCTATCTGGTATTCAGCCAAATGGAAACCTGCAGGTCGGAGACACCATTTTTGACCAATATCAACGCACAGATGGTCTTGAACTTGGGTTCTGGCAGGTCACCGCCATCAACGGTAGCGATGTGACTGTCAAAGGCGTCGGTAGCTACGTCGTGTACAAAGGGCCGAAGGGTGACAAGGGAGACAACGGCATGAGCGTGAGCCAGGCATTCATCGCCGCCCACCCCGTGGGCTCCCTTTACTGGACCACTTCCGCGGCCAATCCGGGAACAACCTACGGAGGCACTTGGAAGGAATGCGGCACGACGCTTCCGGGACACATCTACCAGCGCACAGCCTGAAAGAGAAAGGAACATCAATGGCACGAACCACGAACATCACCAGATACACCTGCGACCGATGCCACGCCTCCGCATACCTCGCCGACGGTGACCCACGCACCTCCAGCGACTGGCACGACATCACCCATACCACCGTCGACGGAGTCGCACAGGGCGCGCTCGTCTGTACCGCATGCTGGCAGACGTTCAAAGCGCTGGCAGCCACGCAGGACGCCGCCTACGCCGCATACCTCAACAACACAACAGATAGGAAGGAATGACCATGACCATGAATCTCATCACCGGCAAGGCCGGCGCTCCGCACATCACATCCAGCGACCAAGGAGCCATGCAGGCCGGACTGGTCGGAAACGGCAACTACCTGCTGCAAGGCAGCGACGGCAAATTCCCCGCCGTGACCATGCAGTCAGCAAACAAAGCGCTCATCCCGGTCCTCAACCTTGTGATCGAAGGACGATACGCACGCGTCACCGCGGCGGAAACCGTCACCATCGAAAGCGGAGTCACAGGACGGAACCGCAACGACCTAATCTGCGTGAAATACACGCGAGACTCGAACAACATCGAAACGATCGCGCTCGCGGTGCTGAAGGGCACCGCCACCAGTGGCACGGCGGCTGACCCCACGGTACCGTCGGGTAGTATCCTGAACAATTCCGGCACCGTATGGATTCCGATCGCCCGTATCCCGATCAGTGGCATCACCGCTGGAACTCCTGTCATGCTTGTCAAGCAGTTGCCTCCGATGAGCCAACTGTGGGATTCCGTAACCCAGCCATGGAAACCTCCATACACGAACAGCAGACTCACTCTATGTCGCGTCGGACGCATCGTCACGATCAACGGCAACGTCAAGTTCGACGGCAGTGGACAGCAGAACTACTCGACGGCGAATGAGACCATCCCAGAAGCGTTCCGTCCGCTCGCCGACCAGAGCATCATATCGTTCCCGTCCTGCGGTTTCAGCCTGCTTGTCATGCGTGATGGGAAGGTGCAGATGCTAGGCGACCCGAAATCCGCCTACTCCACGGCGCACGGCTGTTGGATGTCGGAATAGTCTTCCGTACCCACAGACGCTTATCACCTCGCGGCGGTAGCCAGAACATCGACGGTTTCACCACATCCGCCTCGTACATCACGGCCTAAACCGTCGTCACCGGAAACGATACGCTGCCGACATGCCATGTGTTTGCTGGAATGGTCGCGTCATACGACGTGCGGAAGTAAACCGTGTTTCCCGCGACGTACAGAAAACGATTCTGCATCTGTTCTTCATAGGAATTGTCTACGAACTCGTTGAAGCCCTCACTGGCGGACTGCACGTCCATGCTCGCCAAAGGCACTCCATTCCACGCCTTGTTGCCGAAAAGCCCTTTGTTGACCCACCGGCAGTAGACGGTCGCCAAACCATTGACGACGCATCCACTGATTGTGAATTCCGGGTCACTGGTCAGTTTCGTGAAACGAATCGGGGTTACGGAAAACTATCCTCATGGGATCGGATAGCAGAGCGAGCCGGCGCAACTCTGATTGCTGCCCGTGGCTCCCATGTTCGCGCATCGGATGGTGCCGTTCGGATTGACGACAAGCATTCTCGCCGTCTGCCCGTTCGACACGCACACCATCGCATTGACCTCGATAGGCGGGCGCAGTTCGGGGGGTAGCACGTATTCGCATTGCACTGAATCCCAACTGCCATTACCGATATTGCCGGAATATCTGACCAGCATCATCATGCCGGTGCGGATGACCGTGAAGCCCTTCGCGTTGTACAGGGTTACGGAAAGCTACGCGGCTCCGATGATGAGTCTTTCCCATGCCCGCTGCAGACTTCTCAGCACGGACAAATCGGGGCGGAGATAGTAGCGGGCGGTTGTCTTGATGTCGCTGTGACCGAGTTGTCGTGCGACCACTGAGATATCGGCTCCCGCAGCGATTGCCAGAGTGCCGAAGGTGTGCCTGAGGTTCCTCGGCGGCACGCAGGGGAGTTTCATGCGTTGGCACCATGACGTGTAATGAGCTGCCACCTGGTTGGCGTTCAGATCGCCGACCAGCCTGCCGGTTCTGCCGTGGCGCAATTGCGCGAGCCGTTTGACTGCGAACCGTGGTAGTGCGACCGTCCGTCGGCTCTGGTCGGTCTTCGGGTCGGTGACCGTTTCATGTCCAGCGACCCATTGCACTGACCTTTTGACGGTCACGGTTCCCCGGCGTAAATCCAAGTCGGCCCATTCAATGCCGACGGACTCGCATCGGCGCAGTCCCGCGCAGACGGAGACCAATAACCAGGCTTCCAACGCGTGACCGTAGAAGCCTTTGAGCAGCCGTCTTACCTGTCTGGCGTCGAGCACGCGCGGCTCATACCGCCGCAGGTGCGGCAGTCTGATTTCACGACGTGTCACGTCATTGTCGGTGACTCCCTTGCGATAGGCGAGTCGGAGTATCGCCCGCAGCACGGCCCACGCCTTGCGTGCGGCGCCGGCCTGATTGAACGAGCCGAGCCACTCCTCGATGTCGTTCGCGGTGATCGACTCCATGTCGACGTCAGCCCATTTCGGCTGGATGTGGCAGCGGTAGGCCGACTCGTAGCCCACCCTCGTGCACTCGCGGAGCTTCCCGCAGGAGGACCACCAGACCTCATTCACAAACGTTCCCAACAACATTTCAACCTCCAAAATCCCACACGTGGTTATCGCGGCTTCCAACGGTAGCCACGTGTGGGATTTTCCTTTCGGAAGGATTCCCAATGAGCCAGGAAACCATCGTCGCAATCGTTATCGCCATCATCGGCAGCGGAGGCAGCGGCGTGTTCGTCACCTGGATTCTGAGCAAGGTCGACCAACGTCACGATCCACTGCATGAGGGCGTCAGGGAACTGTTGTTCTGCAAACTCGAGGCTCTGCACCGTCAGATGGTCGATGCAGGTGGTGTTGCGAGCATTCCGTTGAAGCAAAGCGCGGAACGAATATATGCCGCTTACCACGGTCTGGGCGGCAATGGAACCGGAACCTCGATGATCCAAGACATACGTGACGCGCATATCGCGAACACAGATTGAAAGATTCAAAAGATTTCCACACCGTCCGTACAAGGCGGACGGTACGGACAAAGGAAAGGAGAGGAATTGAACATCCTCAACAAAGGCAAGCCGAAACACAAGCGCATGAATCCACGCCGACAATGGCGCAAGCTACTGACTGCGCTCGCGGTCGCCATATCCATGGCGGTCGCGCCGGCCGCGATGGCCGACATGGACGGGTACGACATCTCGAACTGGCAGTGCGGCATCGACACCGCGACCGTGCCGGCCGATTTCGTCATCGTCGGCACCACATGGGGTTCCGGCGGCGTGTACGGTGGTTGCCTGTCCAACGGCGTCAACACCGACGCTAACCGTCAGCTCGCCGGCGCCATCGACAGCGGCAAGGAGACCGGCGTCTACCATTACGCGCGCGGCGGCAACCCGGAGACCGAAGCCCGGTTCTTCGTCGACAATGTGCGCGGATACGTGCACAAAAGCGTACTGATCCTCGACTGGGAGGCGCAGGACAACACGGCATGGGGCGACAAGCAGTGGCCGCGCCGCTGGGCGCGCGAGGTCAAGCGTCTGACAGGCGTGAACCCCATCATCTACACGATGGACTCCGGCTACTGGCAGGTCGCCGGCATGGAGACGGAGCTGAACTGTGGCATCTGGATCGCACAGTACGCCACGAACATGGTCACCGGCTACCAGACCGCCCCGTGGAACATCGGAGCGCGCGGCGAGGTGATGAGGCAGTACACGTCCAACGGCAGTCTCAGCGGCTGGTCCGGACGTCTCGACCTGAACAAGTTCCGCGGCGACCGCGCGGCATGGCGCAAGTACGCGAACCCTGACGACAAGGGCGCGGCGGATCTGCCGAGCGTCAAGCCGAAACCTCAGCCCACGACCGCTCCGGCGGTCGACCTGAACGCTTTGGCCACGCGCACCATCCGCGGCGATTTCGGCAATGATCCGGCCCGCAGGCAGGCGTTGGGTGGCAATTACGCGGCGGTCATGCAGATCGTCAACAGTCGCCTCGGCGGAGGTTCCGGCGGAACGGCCGCCACGGGTTCGCGTAGCGTCGTGGTCCGTTCCGGCGACACCATGTGCGCCATAGCCGAACGCACCGGCCTGAAGCCGGTGTCCGCCTGGCGTGTGCCGAGCGGTGACGTCAACAGGATTTATCCGGGACAGATCGTCATCTATGGCGGCGCGTCCGTGTCCACCGCTTCGAGCGGGGTCGGAGGCCATGTGGTCCGTTCCGGCGAAAGCCTTTGGAGCATCTACGGCTCCGGCTGGCAGTCGGCTGCCGCACGCAATGGCATCCGCAGCCCATACGTTATCTATCCCGGACAGTACCTGCGCTGAAACTCCCGTCTCCACGACTTTAAGCGTTGTGGAGACGGTTGCCGCAATGTTTAAGGAGGTGAAAAATGGATGAATCCAATAGCCCGCAATCCGATTACCTGCTGCCGGGCAGGGTATACGACATACTCAAGTGGCTCGCGTTGATCGCTTTGCCGGCCGTCGCATGGCTCGTCGGAGCGGTCGGCCCGCAATGGGGACTGCCGCACTGCGGCGAACTCGTTACGACCATCAACGCGATCGGTTTGTTCGTCGGCGCGCTCATCGGCGTGAGCCAGCTCACGTCTGTCAAGGCCGACGAGGACGGCCAGTGA